AGGTTGTTGTAGAGCGGTGGCTTGCGTCGCTCGGCTTCCTCTTGCGCCAAGCGCTCGCCGAGTTCTAGATCAACGTGGTGCTGCGACAACTCGTTGATCCGACTGATCACTTGCTCGGGGTCGTGGCCGCGACGAGCGAGGAAAGTCCGCGCCCACTCTCGCAAAGGGCGGTCCTGCTTCGAAGAGTTGCAGGAGTTGCACATGGTGATCAGGTTGCGAGGGTCGGACTCGCCGCCTTCGCCATGCTGCGATCGAATGTGATCTGCGGTCAACCCCGCGCCGTTACGTCCACCTCGGATACCGCAACAGGCACAAGCATGCCCGTCACGCGCGTAGATAGCGTGGCGCATGTCTCTGGGTAGCCAGTCAGACCCGCCGCCAGCCACGCGAGTGCGCGGTTCCGTTGTGCGACGGCGCTGGAATGTGGTCTGGGGCTCAGCCACCGAGCACCCCCATGATCCAGTCCACAATGGCCACTAAAGACTGGTCAGCATCGATCGCGGATTCGTCAATCACGCCGTCTTCGATCCAAGCGACAGCGACGGTCTGCGCCCACCCCTTTGCAAGCCCTCGCGCCAGCTCCCTCGCCTTGACGCCCACCTTTCCGGTGGGCAGCGCACCCGCGTTGATCAACTCGGTGAGCTTCTCGCCGCCGATCTCGTCGTTCAAGTAGTGGTACAGATCAAGCGACTGCTGAGCCTGCTTGTCTGGTGACTTTCGGTCGCCTGACCACTGAGAGAGATCGGCCATTGGAGTCACTCACGCTTTCTTCACATAGCGCTTCTTGCCTGACTTGGTGACGACGAAGGTGCCGCCCTTCGCGCCATGCTGAACAGCCTGGTGCATTGCCCGATCGTGCGGGGTGTGCGTCGTCGCAGTGCCGTGCTGAGTCTGAGAGACCGCCTTGGCTCTCGGCTGCTCGTGGTGGAGCCCGAGCGCAGCACGCGCCGCGTGGAGGGTGCCTTGCGTCTGGGCTGCGAGGTGCGCGCCTCGACGCTCGTGTCGATCGGCCTGAGCCAAGTGCGCATCGCGGAGCTCACCAGTAGCGCGAGCAGCGGCAGCGTGATGCGCCCTGGCGGCAGCAGCATGGGCAGACTCGTGATCACGCCCGGCAGCCTGTGCCGACGAAGCCATGGCGTGGGCAGTCTCGGGCGAAGATCCGCCAGCGGTCAGACGAGCGAAGGTGTCACGAGGTCGCTCGCCTCGCGGGTACGAAGTAGCCATCGTTCGATCCGCGTGAGCCGTCGCAGCGGCGGACTGTCGACTGGTCATGGGGCGTTCCTGCGGTGCTGGCGCAGCAACCCTCTGCGGCGACGCAGCACGCGCCTCGGAAGAGGTCGCATGCTGGCGCAGAGTGGTTGCCTCTGCGGTCAGTCCAACGCGCTCGGCAGCACTGGCCCCCGTGCGCGCGTGGGCTGCCGCAGCCCGGTGATGCATCGCAGCGCTCTCGTGGTCGCCACGCTGCTCTGCGATCGTCGCAGCTCGCTGCGAGAGCTCTGCCTGTCGCGTTGCAGTCTCGATCGTCGGGCGAGCATACGCCTGCTCACGCGCACGCCGCTCACGCGGGTCAACCCGTAGTCCCATGGTCTTACCTCACGAACTGATGACGCGATCCGTGCCGGGGCCACGATTGATCTCGACAATACAGTGGCTCGGTGCTTTCGCCAGTTGCTTCTCCATCGTGGGAGTGCAGTCCTTGCACGCGTAGACGACAGAGCAGCGGAAGTAGGGTGACGTGCCCTTGCCGTCTGTATTCTTGATCTGCACACACTGCTTGAGCATGTCGCCGGGTGACACTGAGGCTAGCTGCGCCAGCGCTGCGTTCTTCATCGCTTCCTTCAACTCCATCATCACGATCGCGCGAGTGAGCGGTCGACGACCGCAGAGACAACGAGCGTTGATCGGGAAGGCGTACTGCTGATGGATCTCTTCTGCTGTGCGCTGACCGTTGAACAGCTTGCGGCGATGAATGGTGGGCATGAGGGCGAGAATAGCCGAGCGGACTACGCCAAGCCAGCGCCGTAGGTTTCTGCGACGGCTGACCAACCTCCCTCGCGAAACGGCGCGGAGCGATCGTCAATGAAGACGTCTGCGGCTGGCTTGCCCTGATGTTCCCAAACGAGCGAGAACACACCAGGAAGCTCACGCTTGACGAATGCAAGCATCTGCGTGTACCGCGCCCGATTGACGGCGAGAGACTGCGGGTTATCCCTAGCCTTGCGCAGCCCTGCGAGGACAAGTGGATCCATCTCAGGATTGCGGAGCAGCCACGGGTTCGCTCGACCGCTGTAGAGGATCAGCGCATGGTCGGCCGCTTTGAGCGATCGAAGTGCCTCCCGCGCGCCTGGCAGAAACCGCAGCGGCGTCTTCAGGTCGTCGTAGGCGTGGCGGTCATCCACGATTGTTCCATCGAAGTCGACAGCCAGCAGCATCGTCGATCAGCCCTTCTTCAACGGCATAGTCAGTTCACCGCAGCTTTCTTGCCTTGCGACGGCACCTCGTCAACAAAGTGAATCGAGGTCCACCAGTCGGGCGGGGAGCACTCTTCGCACCGGACGTGCGCGTGAGCCTGATCGACGCATTCTGCGGAGCACTGAGCGGAGCGGCAAGGCAAGCAGACAACGGTCATCGGGCGCTTGCACACCTCGCAGCGGATCAGGACTTTCTTGAGCGCTTCGTTCGGGTCGGTGAGCTTGGCAGCACTTTGGCCTGCACCGCGTCCATCTTTGCTGCCTTGATCCATGCGAGCACACTCTCCTCATCGCGACAGCGGAAGCGCTTGGTGGCTCCTCCGGTCTCGATAGCTGCGTCAAGCCAACCTCTGTCGAAGAACGTGCGTAGCGTCTTCCAGTCCACGCCCCATCGATCAAGCCAGAACTCGGCGGTGCGCCACCCTTGCCGCAAGTCGAGCGCGCGTGGCTGAACAGCGCGGTACTCAATGCCGTCATCAGGATCGTAGTATGGAACGCCTGCGAGGAAGGGTGTGGTAGCTGCGCTCGGCTCGACGCGCTGATCGCGCAACAATGCCCCGTCTCGCCGAGCGGGGAAGACGGGCTTGATCAGGCGCCTGCGCGGGTCTTCGTAGTCACCCGAGGTCCAAGCGGCCTGACCGCCGATGAAGATCCGCGTCGGCATCAAAGCACCTCAGCGGGCTCGCGCGGCTCAGACTCATCTGTCTCTTCCTTGGTCGGCACATCGGGCGTCTTGCTGGGCTGAGCGAACACCATCTGATCGACCGCGTACTCATCCAGGTTCGGGAAGGCACCGAGGATGACCTCCTTCGCCGCCTGCGCAGGCAGCGTGCCCGCATATACCTTCTCCAGAACGCCAACGAGGGCTGTGACCTGGGCGCCGTTGAGAGCCTCGCCGATTTCAGGCGGCGCACCGAGAGAGTCGAGCGAAGGTGCCGGTGCCTCCTCCACAGACGCTTCCTCAACAGGTGCGAGCGGCTCAGTGTAGGCAGCAGCAGGCTCAGGTTGCAGCGCAGCCGCGTCCGCCTTTTCGAGCTTCTCGATCAGCACATCAACGTCCTCGACGTTGAAGTACTCGGCGATGAAGCGAACGGCGTGCGCCTTGTCCATCAGCCCATAGTTGATGGCGCTACCGGCTGCATCCACCGCCTTCTTCGCATCGTCGATAGAGGGGTCGTACCAGCTCGGCCAATCAAGTTCGATCAACTCGCCATCGCCCAACTCGCGGGCCTTTCCAGTCTCCTTGTTTGGAGGAAGTTTGATCGTGCCGCGTACGATGCGCGCGACCTCACCATCCTGCACCGTGGTAGTCGCGGAGAGCTTGCGCGCGGCTTGAATGACGAGGTTGAGCAGCCGCTTGATCCCCTTCTCGCCATACTGCTCGCGGAGCACGTCAGCTTGCTCAAGCATGTTGGCGTAGTTTTGATCTACCTCTTTTTCGGTGCGCGCTGGCCCTGAGAAGTTGTCATCAAGGACGCAGCGAGCGACGCGGAGGATGCGGCCCTCCAGCCTCTCGGCCATCTCCATCGCAGCCTTCGGACCAGAGCCATTGATCTCAAGATACTGCGCCGAACCGGCAGTCATTTTGATCGCGTTGTCGCTTCCCTTCTGAAGTGAGTCGAGCATCTCGTCAGGAGTGCTGATCACAAGAGTGGGGTCGCAGTTAGAGATCACGCCACGATTCGCCTGAGCGACGAGGGTATCCAGGGCCTCGATGTTCTCGTAGCAGCCATGGCAGTCGGAGTCGCCGTCAATGTCTTCGGCGTTCTCGGTGTTCTGCAACCAGATGACAGGAACGAAGCCCAAGTCGTGCTTCGTCTCGACGGAACGGTAGCGGCGCCAGACGGGCTCGATGTCACTCACAGGAACCTTCGCCCAAACGACATCGACGTCGCGAGTGATCACCCGTCGATACCAGAACCACGCCTGCACCAGTTGGCCGTTATCGGGATCGCGAACGGTGTCCTGGTACTGGTAGCGCTTCTCGAAACGCTCCAGGGTCAGTTCTTCACGATCCGCAAACTCGGGAGTGCACCAGCGGGGATCGTGCACTTCGATGCGTGGCTGCCCATGGCGAAAGCCGAAGCCAATGGCGCAAGAACCCATCGCGCCACCATAGGTGCGCGCCTGCACCATGCGAGTCCAGAAGCGCGTAGCCTCCAGGAAGCCGTTAAGCCAGTCGGCGGTACGAGAGTCATCTGCAACGATGATCCTCGGGTGTTTCTTGGCACCAAAGAGCAGCCCCGTGAAGCGATTGACGATCACTTTGCCGAGATAGTACGGCGCAGTCGGTCGTCGCTCACGAAGCGGCGCCATCTGGTTGCCTGCGTCGTAGTAGCCAGGTGGCACATACGACCCCGTCGCCATCAACTCCGCAGGCGGGGCTGCGCGACGCCCATCCCAATCGATCTTCCGATGCTCGTAGTTTGCGCAGCGGTAGAAGCTCCACCGCCGGTTGAGTTCCAACTGCCGATCCAGCACGCCGCTGGTGACGGCACCACCGGGCAGCAAGTCTGTTGCACTGTCGGATCGAAGTAGCGCGCCGACCTCGGCGACGTTTGCGTTCGTTGCGCTGCTCATGTCTTGTGCGCTCCAGGCTAGCAGTAGGCGCTACTTTTTGCCCATGATCTTTCGCGCCCAGTTCACACCAGTCGATCCACCCCAAAGAAGCCAAGCGATGCGACCTGCGCTCGGGCCACCGTCTGGCTTCTTCTCAGTGTTCTCGCCGCTCTTCCGATGCCGGTTGAACCCGGACATCTTGGCGACTGTCTCGCGACTGATCGCAGTCCCACGAGACAACTGCCGCGCACGCGCCACCCCAACCTCGGTCCCACCACGTCCCCACTTCTTGCGAAGTTCCAATCCGCGTTTAGCGTTGGAGGCAACGGATCCAGGTGGCTTGTAACGGTCAGGCATGACGATTCAACTCTCTGCTGTGATGACAACACTCGGAGCGCCGGCTGTCCTGCGTAGCCAGATCTTCGTGGCGAGCTGATGGCTCGTGTAGGTGGTGCTAGATGTTGTCAGAGTTCCGTGAACGACAGTGTTGACACCATTGCCGTTGAAGCTGAACTGCACTGTGTGCAGATAGTTCTGCTCATACAGAGCGAGCGTGATTCGCTTCGGGATAAAGGGGATGGTGACATCCGGCGATCCCGCTGCCGCGAACACGTCAGACGGTGCAACTGTGACACTGTAGATTGCCATAAGAAAGAAGTTACCTCGGCAGTCCGTGAGTGTCTAGGCACCGACGCCACCACCCCGCGTATCGTCGATCGTGCCGCAACGCTTGACGCGGCAATACACCTTCTCGCCGCCACCCAGGCGATTCCCTCGTCGCCGCTCACGGCTGGCGCGGCTCATCGACCACGCCTCACGACGCACGAAGCGCCCCGACAACTGCGCCTTGCGCAACGCTTCATCGAAGTTCATAGGTCGAACGCCTTGCCCTTGAGATGCGACAGACGCCCCACGGACTGTGCGTGGAGCTTGCGCCGCGTGAGCTCGTTTCGGATCGCGCTAAGGATCGCTGCCTCGCTCATGTGCTCGTTGAACTCGAACGTGATCGTGCCCATGAGCGCGAGCGGGTCGGCGCGACCGAGGAGCGCCGAGGCTTCGGCGTCGAGGTCGACGACGATGCGCAAGCGGCGGCCCTCTTCGGCGAGGTTTTCGATCTCTCGGAGTGTGTAGATCATGTTCCCTCGATGAGATCGGTGACGCTGACGCCGAGCAGCTCGGCCAACTGTCGCAGTTGCCCGACGCGCGGCTCTGTCTTGCCCTTCTCCCAGCTCGCCAGGGTCATCGTCGTCACTCCCACGGCCGTTGCGAGCCTTTGCTGGCTCTGCCCCAGAACTTTCCGATACGCAGTGATTCTCTGCCCGACTGTCGCTGTCATTTCAGCACCTCCTCCGGGATCACTTCTCCACTTCGACAAGCGTGTCGTTTGCAAGATCGCGTGCCGCGATCATCTCAGAAAACCCCCGCGTGTTCGGGTACGGAGTGCACCCAACCCACGGCAGGCACTCGACCAGCCGCGCACGGAGCTGCCTCTTCTCTGCCCGCAGCCGATCGACTTCGGCGAGAAGCGAGTCCAGCTCGGCAAGCAGATCGCACGCATCGCACCGCCCGTCGGGCGGCTCGTCGTGCGGCGGGTGCAGGATCTTTTCAAGCCTCGCGGCCGGCAGGGTCATCGTCCCGCCTCCGCTTTCTCGATCTCTCGCGTCCATCGCCTTGATCTCAATGGCGTTGCTTTCGTCCTCGATCATGGCTTCTTGTTGCTCGGCCGCACGTTGTCCGAGAACGACCAGATCAGAGCGACGAGCCAGCCGAGGATCGACCAACCGAAGAACAGGTTGGTCAAGAAGATTGGCCCTGTGTTCCGGTGGTACCGCGAACTCGCCGTGATGAACGGCAGGAAGTACAGAAAGATCAGAAAAAGACAGAACAACGCCGCCAAAACTTGATCACCTTGCATCTTCGCCTCCTATTGCAGCCCTCTTGATCTCGCGTCCAACCAGCGAGGACGCACTACACAGGACTGGGGGCAGCGTGTAGTGCACTCAACGCTTCTGTTCGCCGATCGAAACGATGTCTTCTGTGTGGGTTTTCGTGTGTAGTGCGTGCGCTGCGAGCACTTGTGCCGCTGCATGGACACAACTAGCGCAAATGGCCGCGCCCGGTTGCTCGGAAAGAATCGCACTAGCTTCTTCCTGGCCTTTGCCACAGAAGGAGCAAAACTTAGGGCCTCGATCGATTCTCATACGCTTCACGTTAGTCTTGCGCGTTACCGTTAGTTTTAGCGCGAAAGCAGATCGAGATTGAACGTTCGCACGCGGCTCTTAGGCTGCTGTCTGCTGGCTTCACGGGCGAACCAGGAGGCCATGAGATGGTCGCCCGTGTGCTGCCGTGGATCATAGTAGAGCATCTCTGTGACCCAGGCATCGATCTCCTTCGTCGCTGGTCGGCCATTGACGGAGGGGATAATCCACTTGTTGTTCGCCATCTCGGTCGCGAGAGACTCGACTCCGAACTCGGGGTGAGCCTTGTTCTTTCCCGTGAAGAAGGGTTTGACTGGCACTGCGCTGGTGCTCTTGGTGAAGTCGACGATGAACTGCTGCGCTGCGTTGTTCTCGACGATCACGATGCTGTTGTACCTGCGATGGGTGTCGATGATTCTATCCACGATGTCCTTCGCAGCCCATCGGCCGCTCTCGACCCAAAGAACCTCACGGTCTTCGTTGGGATGAAGGACGATTGTGAATAGCACAGTGAGATCGGCGCCGTGACGAGCGCGGACACCCAAGTCCACGCCAGTGAAGACCCTGTAGCCGTGGGGGATCGTGCTGAGAGCGTAGGTCGGGGTGAGACCGTCCCCGCGCTTGAGGCATTGCTCGATCCACTCGCGCTTGAATCGCGCTTGGCTCTCGTCTCGCGGGATGCAGAGCATGGATCGCGCGAACTCATGGGCGAGATACTCGCGGCGTTTCTCTTCGATCCGTTCCATCGGCCAGCGCTCAGGCCAGGTGGACTCGTTCGTCGTAGGATCTAGCACTGGAAACTTCTTCCATGTGTAATCTCCGGTTGCTGCGAGTTCGTGCATCAGGTCTTCGGGGTGGAAGGCGTTGCCGACAAGCAGCACCTTCGCCTCTGGCGTCAGGCGGGACATGGGCACGGCGTAGTACCAGTCCTTCGCGGCCTGCCGATGCGAGGGGAGCATTGTGTTCTTGTGATTGAGCAGATCGTCGCCGATGAAGCGGTCGGTTCGCGAACCGATCAACGACGCAATGCCGATGCTGGTAGCCTGCACTGAGGGATCCTTGGGCATTCCCTTTCTCGCCGGTTGCTCGACGGAGATGGCTGACGCGCTCCACACTGGGCCAGGCTTGAGATCAGGGAAGATGTCGTGGATGGGGCCAGGTGCTTCGATGTATCGACGGATCGCAGAGACAATGCGCGAGGCGTACCGCGAAGTCGCCGATCCGACGACGAAGCGGAGGCGCGGGTTGTTCCCCAGCTCCCAGAGTGTGTGCCCGATGCTCAGTTGCGACGTCTTGCCACTCTCGACGTGACCCCAAACGAGTAGACGATTGTGCTTTGCTGCAAGCCGGTGAAACTCCTCATGGATCGGGGCCTGCTTGATCGGGCGCCCAGATTGTTCGTCGCGAAGAACAAGCTCGCAGAACTCGTTGGGATCGGTTCGAGCAACACGCACACGAAGCCAGTAGAGCTGCTCTCGGATAGCGGCTGCCTGCTTGGGGTTACGCCGAATCCAGTAGATCAGCTCGCTGCGCGGCATACCCCGGAGGTCTTCGAGATTCATCGCTGCGCACTCCGCTTCTCGCCGAGATTGACGACCTCCGCTTCCTCGTACGCCTCCGCAGGTAGATCGATAACGATGTTGCCATCCAGGTCGATGTAGGTCGTACCCGTCTCGCCCGGTGACACACGAACTGCCCGCGTGAGCGTGCGCTGGATGCCGAGCAGCTCATCAACAGCCTCCTCGCTGGTCAGGTCTTCTAGGTTCTGGACACCTAGGATCGAGGAGGGCTGGTTGTTCTTCAAGCGCTCAAGCTCCATCGCGAGTCGGATGGCTTCGTTGGAGTGCCTGGTCACAGCAGCCGTGTCGCTGATCAGCCTTGAGATCTCTTTCGGTGAGAGCGCGTTGGCATTCGCGCTCAATACCTCTTGCGCCTTGTTCGAGAGGGGCAGCATGGCCTTGAGCAAGCCCTGGAGAAGCGCGCCGACAGCGATGCTGTTCGTGCGTGCGATCTGAACAGCCCGCGCTTCATCTTCTGAGGCTCGCTGCGCGGCTCGACGAGACTCCTCGCGCTCTTTCTCAACTGCGCTGCGTTCATCCTCGGCAGCCTTGAGGCGGTCGCGACGAGCAATCTCCATCTCTTCGCGCAGCACTTCGCGAATCGGGCGAGCCCACGCGTACTGCTTGATCCAACCGTGACTCCAGCCGCGCCGCGCCGTGCGTGGGTCACAACCCGCGTACCTCGCTGCGTGCGAGGCGTTGCCTGGCTGCTGCCGGTAGCCATCGACGATCGCGTTGTAGAACTCTTGTGTGATCGGCCTGCGTGCCATGCGCCACCTCCCTCAGAGTTCAACGATGAGGTCGGAGAGTTCTTGGCGGCTGCGTTTGCGCCGCCCGCCGTCTGTGCGCATGTCTGCCTCGACCTCGCGCTCCATCAGGTCGCGGATCAGTGCGGCGGCAGTCGTGCGACGAACTGCTGCTACACGCTTGAAGCGTTCCCACAGCTCGTTCGGTAGCCGAATGGACTGCGGCGTTGAGTTAGCTCGATCTAGTACGCCAGTCATGTGTAGTGCAACACACTACACGGAACGCACTACACGTCAAGCCATCGAGAGCTTCATGCGATCCCGGTCGTTGGGATCGCTGCCTGAAAGAAGCGCATGTTCAGCAACAACGAGTTCCATCAGCTCAATAGCTTGAAGCATCTTCTTCCGCGACCACCATGCTTTGCGCCGACGCCCGTGCGTTTGATGTGTTGCTAAACCGCGCCGCAGATCGGATAGAAGCCTCGCTGGCCGCGAGATGTGAATGCGCTTCGGTGGCCCAATAGGGAGCGCATCAAACGCGCTTCCAGGCATACCGATGAGCATCGCCAACTCGTAGACGTGCCCATCCCAGCCTTCAGATGAGCACGCGGCCTGGAGCACCGCGAACCGTTCCAACCGTGTGAGATTGGAGAGTTCTGCGTTGGTGCGTTGACCTGGTGGGTTCACGGCAAGCCCGCCACTTTGTGCGTTTGAATCGACAGGCGCCAGTGCGGGTTCTTCATCACATAGTCGGCCGCTTGGCGCATGTTCTCTCGGTCGAGCAAGCTCTTACCAACCTCTGCTGGAACGCACGACGCGCGCGGCTGCACGAAGTGATGCGACGCCAGCACACCGGCGTCGATGTAGCTCTGGGGGTCGTAATCAGGGAACACGACCTTGATCTCATCGACGTTGCGAAGAGCAAGACGGTGGGGCGCCACCTTGGGTGACATCGTCAGCCAGAGTCTCGGTGCGAGATCGTGCGGAGCATCGAGCGTGCCGTTGGTCTCGACAGCGACTACACGAGACCCGCGCTCCAGCATCTCGACGAGAGGAGCATCGATCTGGAGCAGCGGCTCGCCACCAGTCAGCACGACCAGCGGGACGTTTGGCAGCGCCGCGATTCGCTTGTCAAGCTCGTCGAGCGAGAGCTTCTCGCGCATCGCGAAGTCGGTGTCACACCATCGCGGACACTGGGCCTCGTGGCGAGCGGCATCCCGCTCACGATCTTGCGGCTTGCCGCTCCAGAGGTTGCATGCCGCGAAACGGACGAACACCGCGCATGTGCCTGCGTGATAGCCCTCGCCCTGAATGGTGTGGAAGATCTCGGTGACTGCGTACTTGTTTCCCATGCAGGAAGTCTTGCACGCCGCTACTTCTTTTTCACATACCTCTTCTTGCCGGAAGCGGTGACGACGAAGGTCCCGCCCTTGGCGCCACGCTGTGTCGAAGCAGCAGCTCTCTTCTGATCTGCTGCGTAGAGCTCGGGGTGCGCGGCAACCATGTGCTGATGTCGCGCATGATCGTGCTCGCGCCGCCTCTTCGGGTCGCGCACGGTCTGGAGAGCTTCGACGTGCGCAGCTGCCGCGCGCACGTGCGCCTCACGAGTCCGAAGGTGGTTGGCCTCCTGAGTCAGCCGATGCGCTCTCGCTGATGCCGTCTCGCTGCGTGCCGTTGCCATCCTGTGCCTCCTTGCTCTTCCTGGCCTTGCGCTTGCCCAGAGGCGGTGTGGGGCCCTGGGCGGGGTGCTCCTCGGCGTAGACGGTGCACAGGTGTGCAAGGGCCACGGCGAGGTCATCGGTCGATGCGTGTTGCTGCGCAGCGACGATAGCACGGTCGAGCGCCGCCCTCTGGTCAGCTGTGAGCTTGACCTTGAAGGTCTCCGCAGCCTCGCTGCCAGTCACACCAGCAGCATTCGCGTCGTCCTGCACGATGATCGAGTTGAGGTCGAAGGAAGCGATGTCGAGCATCCGCTGGATGTCTTCGGAGGTGTAGGGCAGCGCGGCCATGCCGACATCGCCGAGCTCCATGTGCAGGCCCGCGATCAACTCTGCGAGCTTGTTCGTGTCAGGCTCGCCACTGATCTCGTTCAGCGCAATGGTCAATCGCTTGGCCACGTGATCGGGAATCTCGCCCAGGTCGACCACTGCGATGTCGGCAACCCCTTCGAGCTTGGCCGCGCGCCAACGGTGCTCGCCGTCCACGACCTCGAAGCCGTCGATGCCCGGCACGCGCCGGACCGTGACGGGATCTACGAACCCGAACTCGCGGATGCTCCGGCGAGCCCGCTCGAACATGAACTCGCTCTGCTGATTCGGATTCCAGGGATTCGGCCGCAGGGACGCCGCGGGCACCACACGCACTTCGTTGATCATTTCTCTCTCCACCTATCGAATGCCGGGGATCGGTCGTGTCGGCGCTACGGTCACGCGCGAGTCGAGCCACTGCTGGAAGTCCGCATACGACTCCATGGATGCGAAGGCATGCCGATAGTACACGGTACGCTTCTTGAGCGCTTCGATCTCTTCGGGGAACCTCTTGGCCACGAGAGCAAGCCATCGCTGCCACTCGGGTGAGTCCAACTCGAATGTCAGGATCTTGCCGTTACCCGTGTGCAAGCTTGACTGGTTGTACCGCACGCCAGAGATCCACGATGTCGAGTCGCATGTGTATGCTAGCGGCGTCATCATCAACTCCGGCACCGTGCAGCCGAGCAAGTGGATCCTCGGCGGCAGCTTGCCTGCGTCCGCGCATGTCTTGTGGATCCGCTTAAGTAATGCGAACACCGCCTGCTTGTAGCGATCGCTACCCATCGAGTGCGTTCCACCGCCTACGGTCACCCGGAGCTCAGGGACAGAGAGCGCGATGTAGTCCTGTTCGAGCGCGAGCTTGTCGAGGCCGTCGAGTCCCTCGGGCGCGTGCCAGACGTAGATCACTCGCCCGCCGAACGGCTTGAACTCCTCCCGCAATCGATGCGTCGCATCCATGCCGAGCAGCTTCTGCGTGTCGCTCTCGACGAACAGACCGCGGTAGCCAGCCTGATCGAGAGCCTCGATGTACCGTAGCGTGTAATCGCGGTACGCATCGAACGTGCGCGGCAGCATCCCTTTCTTCGTTCCGAACATCAGGGAGAAGAGGCCGCTGTCCACGATCAGCGAACCGGGCACCGTGTCCTTGAGCGCGTCGTAGGTGCGGTTGCGGCGGCCAGGCCCGCCGAGCTCCAGGTAGGAGACCAGGACCCACAGGCCGCTCTCGCCGTTGCGCCAGCGCCGCTCGACCCAGAAGGCGCCAGGACCCTCCAGAGTCGCTGCGGCTAGATGGACCCTCACGACAGCCTCCGAACGCCTGCAATCGCCCCGTAGGAAGCGGGCAGGCCGCCGATGGCGCACACCAGCTTGAGCGCGTACTGCGCGCCGATCATCACAGCCAGTATGCCCCACGGCAGCACGAAGGCGAACGCCACCAGAACGAACACGGTGGAGTCGACGGCCTGTCCGACCACCGTCGACCCGAGCTTGCGCAGCCAGAGCTTCTTGGGCCCGGTCCAACTCCGGATCAGGAAAAACATCCGCACATCGACCAGGCCGCCGAGCAGGAAGGCCGCGAGTGAAGCGCCAACGATCCTCGGAGTCGTCGCGAACACCGAGGCGAAACACACGCCAGTGGCGTCTGCGCCGGCCGGTGGGATCGCGAGGGCAAGCGTCGAGAACGCAACCAACACCAGACATCCGACGAAGGAAGCCAGCACGACGTGCCGTGCGCGCTCTTCTCCGTAGAGCTCGGAGATCACATCCTGGAGCACGTAGGTCAACGGGTAGGCCAAGGCACCCACGGTGAACGGCCCGAGCCCGAAGTCGATCAGCTTGGCCGCGACGGCATTGGCCGTCACATGCCCGCCTACGTAGATCGCCAGCAGGAACGCAAACGCCTTCTCGCGCCGCATGTCACCACTCCACGCGCGCGCCGCACTCGTCGTCTTCCCAGACCTCGATCGCAAGAACCGGAAACTGCGAGAGCAATGTTCGAAGAACGATCGCGATGTGCTCACAAGACCTAGCACCCCACTGGTACTCACCGTCACCGAGAGCGAGACGAACAGCGCGCTGAAGTGTGTGAAACTCAATCTCTCGATCGCCGTCTACGACTGCGCACTCGACCCTGAAGGTGAACAGATGCCGGTGCTGCTGAGAGAGATATGCGACATCTGCTGGCGCGTTGGGCCAGGCGTGGAATCCGACCTGCCTGTGCGTCACGATGACGCGCGTTCTGGGAAGTACGGGCATCACTCACCTCCTGCCAAAAGACGCAGCACTTCCGCGCGCGCTGCGGGATCATCGCGGAATAGGCCGCGAAGCACAGATGTCGCCATGTCCATACCGCTCTTGCGCACGCCACGGCAGGAGGCGCAGGAGTGCTCCGCTGTTACGAATACCGCCACAGCTCGCGGCTTTAGGTACTTCTCCAGAGCATCGGCTATCTGCGAAGTCATCTGCTCCTGTAGCTGCGGGCGCCGTGCATACACATCAACGAGTCGTGGGATCTTGGACAATCCTACGACACGGAGCTTACCCGGTGCGCCTGCGGGGATGTACGCAACCGATGCTCTCCCGGTGAATGGCAACAAGTGGTGCTCGCACAAGGAACTGAACGCGATTCGACGTACCGCGACGATCTCGTCGTAGTTCCCAGAATCAAACGTCACGCTCAGAAGCTTGTCGACGTTGACCTCCGCGCCCTGCGTCATCTCCAGCATCGCGTCAACGACGCGGCGAGGGGTGTCGCGGATACCTTCACGGTCCGGGTCTTCGCCGACGTACTCGAGCAACGCGCGAACACCCATCAAGGCAGCCTGCCGCAGCCCAGGATCACGCCGAGGCACGATCACCTCTACAGTAGTCAGCGCAGGAGGTTGGAGTCTCGTAGATCTTGATGTTGGTCACTGAGACACCAGTACCAGCAAGCAGCTCGCCAGCCCGGTGATGCAGCTCGATGGCGATGTTCTCAGCAGTCGGCTCACCATTGAAGACGTAGGGAGGTCGCTTGCCTAGAGCGACATGCTCGTGCTCACAAAACGCCATCAATGCCGCGTCTGCGCGGTTGACCAGCGTGGTGTGATCCCAAGTGTCGTCAATCCACTTGCCTACGCGCTCTTTGATCACGCTGAAGTCAACAACGCGCCCAACGCTATCAAGTGCTGGCGCGGTGACTGTGATCTCAGCGGCGTACCTGTGCCCATGCAGAGACCCACACTTTGACTCGTGCCGAAGGACACGGTGCGCGGAGTCCCACTCCAATCGCTTCGTTACAGTGATCATCTAGCCTCCACCCCGCGCTGCGTGTTTCGCAGTAGTCGCGGAAGGTGCCGGTACCGTAACCGAGCATCGCTCAACTCGCAATCTCGATCCGTCCGCGGTCGACGTGAAGGCGTTGCACTACACGGAGTCGGCGCTTGATTGTGTCGTTGTGACTGATCACAACGACACATCGATCTTTGGCGATTTCGTCTAGCACCGAACACGCAGCGTCCACGCCGGGGTCGTCTAGGGCGTCGAAGACCTCATCGAAGAACATCGTGCCAGCAGAGACACCTAGAGCAGCCTCCGCGATCTCCGCGAGAGCTAGCATCAGCGCGATGTCGATGCGGCGGCGTTCTCCGCTGCTGGCCGCAAGGTAGCCGTGACCGTTGCCAGCACCAACAACCTCAAGGGAGATCGCATCCTTAACACCACCGGACGCCTTCTCTGAGTAGGGAGACAGCGCCAACGTCAGCCCGCCGCCACACAGCCGATCCAACCAAGCATTCGCCACCCCCTCCACGCCACCCAACGCCTGCCCGAGTAGATGTGCACGGACACCCCCCAAAGATAGGACGCGCTCAGCGGCGCTGAGGTTGGCGCAGGAGGCGCGGAGAGTCTCGACCGCCACCCCCCCACCCGCCAGAGCTTCCTGCGCCTCCTGGGCGGCGCGGCGCGCGACCGCAAGCGACTTCTGTAGCCGTGCCACTTCCGAAGCAGCCGCCGCAGCCGCACGTTGTCGTTCGGTGAGTGTCGCACGGCGCTCTCGCAGCGAGAAGACGGCTTGCGTCAGGCGGTTCAACTCCGCGCGGTGTGCACTGATCTGCACCGCCTTCTCGGCTAGCGAGTCCCTAGCGTGAACCTCAGCAGTCTTCGCCTGCTTGCGCAAGATGCGAAGATGCTCTCCCGAGATAGGCTGTGAGCAGGAAGGGCAGTCGCCCTCGATCTGTTCTGCCTTGCGCGCTCGCGTGTGCTTCGCTTCGATCTGTGCGCGCGTCTGCCGTATGTCTACGTCCAGCTCACGCTCTGCCAAAGAGACAGCACGCATCTGAGCTTCATGTCGTGCGATCATGGACTCAAGCTCTTCCAACTCCTCGTCGACCTCGCAATCCGCAGAGTGCTGCACCGCGCCTGCAACAGCCTCCTCCAAGTCCTGAACACGCCGAGTCGTTGTCTCGTGCTGAGACTCCAAACGCGCCAACGCTTGCTCAGCTTGAGCAAGCTCCTTCGCGCGATCACGAGAGTCGCGATTGACCGCTGCGTGAGCAGTGTCGAAACGATCCAACCCGAGCAGGTCTTCGAGCAGTCGCTTGCGCTCACCATCGGTCGAGCGAGAGAAGCTGTCTGCGTCAGATGATGAGAAGACATGCGTTCTGCGCCAAAGAGAATGCGATCCAGCAACCTGCTCAAGCGCTTCTTGCGCCTTCGTTTTGGTCTCAAACTCTGCGGAGCTAGCCAAAGTGGAGAAGTGCAACGACGTCTTCGCTTTGACCCGAGCGCGCTTGATGAGGAGCGTCTCCTTACCCACCTCGGTCAAAAGCGCGATCTCTGCACGCTCAGACGCCCAGAGAGGCTTGCGGCGCAAAGACACATCCCACACGCCGACACTCACGGCCTCGATGATCGAACTCTTACCAGCGCCGTTTGCGCCAGTAACTAGGACCACCCCCGCCTTTGGTAGAGTGACCTTCGTCTGTGCGTGACTCATCACATTGGTCAGAGCTACTTCCAACACTCGCATCGCTAGCTCCCTCAACTGGAACAGAACGCTTCACACGAGACAGAGCCACGAGACGCGGTTCTGACTCCCCCTCGATCAACACAAGTACCAGGCTCCAGTACGCTCCCGTCTTGGTAGAGTGACACGGCGACTCCGCGTATCGTAGAGACGCCGGAGCGCAAACGACGGCACTGACCTCGCGGGGGTTCATGTAGGTTCTGGCGCCCCACTGCTCGACTGAGACTACTACACGCTCGCCGATCGCAGGCCATTCGGTACGCGGCATTCTTGCTCCTACTGCGAGCCTTCAGGAAGAGTCTTCCGAAGACCGTCTAGATCTAGAAAAGATCGATAGAAGCGCAGCTCATCGAGCGCTGCAAGGCAGTCGTCGATTGCTCGGTGCCGGACGCTCGCAGATGGAAAGTAGGTGTCGACCTGCGGACCCACCCAGCGACGAACAAGCCCACGAAGCGTTGAGACATCGACGTGCCTGTAGTCGATCCAGCCAGCAAGAGTTGGCATGTGCTCCTTGAGAAACGCCATGTCGAACTGTGGGCAGAAGCCCGCGATGGTCGCGCTTCCGTAAGCGATCTCCAAGCCTGCCAGGAAGCTGCACGCTCCACGCTCTGCCTCCTGCAACGAAACGAAGTAGCCATCGTTGAGTTCCGACAGCAAACCGCTCTTGGTGTGCATGTCGAAGACATACCCGCCCAGGCGAAGCCTCGCGCCAGATGGATGCGCCCACGGCGGTTCTACGTTCTTGCTCCAGTACGCAGTTGATTGCAAAGACACGCCGTCGACAACGCAGATGCCGATCTCCAAGATCGTGTCACGGGTTGGGTGTAGGCCGGTCGTTTCTAGATCAAGAAAGACCAGGCGAGTGTCTAGTGTCATCGTGCTCCCTCCAGTGCTCGGGAAGTATCCTCGGCCAGTCGACGAAACAGCGCAGTCAACCAGAACAACTGCTTTCCAGTGAGCGGTCGAGGGTTCCCGACGTGAGCGTTGTACTGTGCGTTGACGCTGGAAATGAAGCCGCGCTCCCACTCGTTGAAGATCAGCTTAGTAGACATCCAGCGAGTCGACTTCTGCGCTTTCAGCAGAGAGTCGAGCATCAGCTCGATCTGATCCAGCGTGGTGTTCTCCAACAACCACTCCGGTGCCTCGGCTGGAGGGTTCGACGTAGATTTCGGCTTGCGGTGGTGGCCAACTCGCATACCAGTGCCTTGCGCGATTGTTCCAGATTTACGAAGAAGCCAGGTAGCGTCTGACAAGCGCAAGAACCTCTCCGCGTGATGCGCCGTCAGGCAGAGCGAACCGCGCAACGTAGGAGTCCACCGCTGCGTCTATCGATGGAGCACTCCTCGCCAAGCGTGCAGCACCGCGCGCAGCGGCGTTCGCGGCAACACGGTCTGCTTTCACCTCTCCGTCTACGACTACACCTGCCGCAATGAGTTCGGCGAGCTTCGCTCGCGCTGCTGCCAACCGATCCGGCTGCGCGATGAAAGACAAGTAGATCCGCTCTCCACCCGCAGACAGGTCTGGCAGCTCTGTTTGGTCAAAGTCCTCGAAGACGCTGCGTAAGAACCGGGGTCCGGGAATGCTGACAACCTCTGGCGCGCGCCCATCCGTGTGCAAGACGACCTTGCCATAGTTGAGCCCTGGGTTGTCAAACCCTGTGGGCACCAGCGCGCCACACTGCGTGATGAAGCGCGCACCATCGTGCCACTGCTTCGGCGTATGCCAGTTCCCTGCATACGCATACTCGAAACCATAGTGCCGCATCAGATCGAAAAGTTGCTGCGCGGAGACCGAGTCCGCAGAGGCTCGCATGAAGTCCGGCGTCTCCTCATCCGAGATACCTAGATGCAGCAGGAGCGTTCGTGGCCTCAGCTCTCTGATCGCAGCGGCCTCAGCCTCCAACGCACGCGGCAACCAGTCGCTCGCTGCGCCTACGCGAAACGGGATCGCTGCGTAGTTCGCCGTCACTGCGGGGCGATCCAACACGGCGTCTGTTGGGTGCCAGTGGAATGGCGCCAGCGCGTTATCCGTGTCGGCGTCTGACGTGAGATCATGGTTCCCGAGCAGCAGCAAGGGATGCGGAGCGGCGGCGAGCACGCTCATTGCGCCGTACAGTTCACCCACACTCGGCTTGGAGGTGTCGAAGAGATCGCCGAGTACGACGAGGTTATCCACACCGCGCCCTACGGCGAGATCGACAGCCGAGAGAAGCACGCTCTCGATCTGTCGACAACGCTCATTTCGCCCGGCGCGCGTCACCCCACCGAAGCGTCGGTGGTTGGCGAGGTGCACGTCTGCAACGAATGCAGCTCGCCAGGTCAAGCCTCGCCTCCGCGTTGAACGACAAGAGGCGAAGCGCTGGTCAGCAGCAGCGTCTCTTCAAACGCTCGGCTGTCTGTCCGGCGTAGCAAAACGACGCGCCAACTTGACTGCAACGTGGCGACGACCGCGTACTGCTGATGATCGACATCAATCAGCGTCCCCGTCATCATCGTCGTCATCATCGTCATCGTCGTCGGTATCATCCAAGTCCTCCGCTTCGTCATCGGTCCCAGCGTTTACCACGCTCTGCTCTTCCTCCGTTGGAAGCGGCACGCGCGACTGCCAACCCAGCGCCTCAAGCGCCTCAGCGTAGACAGCCAGCCCCTCACGGCTAGGACCAGCGAAGCCGTCTGCGCGGCACTTGATCATCTTCATCACTTTGGCGTGCCAGATGGTGCTCCAGATGTTGTTGAAGCCTGTGGTGTAATCGAGTCGGACCTTCGCCTTGCGCCACGGCGAGCCGAGTCGGTTCTTGACTGCGAGCAGCGTGACGATCTTCGCAGTGTGCTGCCCTTTGCTATCTTTCACTGCCTTGCCACCGAGAATGGCAAGACGCTGCGAGGCGTAGAACTTGAGCGCGTTGCCGCCTGGTGTGGTCGTGTTGTCGCCGAACATGACGCCGATCTTCGCGCGCACCTGGTTGATGGCGGTGAGGTGCCCGTTGTGCTTGGCCAGCAGCGGTGGAAGCTTCTTCAGTTCATCAGACAGAATGAGCGGAACGTCTCCCACCTTGCGGTTGCCTGCGTCGCGCTTCTGCCCCTCCGCAGTGACCATTCCCGCCACTGAGTCCCACACGATCTCCATCGGGCCATCATCAGCGTCATGTAGTGTGAGCACCTCTCGCATCTGATCGAGAGACTGCTCCAGCGTCGCAGGACGAAGGATCAGCAGTGCGTCCAGGTCGACACCGAACACCTGGGCTCGCGACTCGTCGATGCCGCCCTCACCAGGGGATTCGACCCAGACGCCGATGCCGCCCGCACGCTGCGCTTGCGCAATGGACTGATAGCCGAAGGAAGTCTTGCCGCTACCTTCAGGACCATAGATCTCCAAAATGCGCCCACGCGGATGACCACCACGCCCAAGAACATAGTGATCCAAGACGTCCACGCCTGTCGAGACAGTCTCGATCACTTGCTCGCCGGTCGGGATGGCGGCACTCATGCCGCCAAACTTCGACTGGATCATGCGAGCCATCGCAGCGGTGCGTGACTCACTCTTCGCACTCGGCTTTCGCGCCGCAGTCTTCTTCGCGCCCTTCTTCATTCATGGCCTCCGTGCCGCGCACGAGAGCAAGCTCAAACGCGGCACGCAGGCCATGACCCTGCGGGTAGTCGAAGCGGCGAGGGTAGTATGAGTGTGCAGAGCCTTGTGCTGCCTCTTGACCCTCGCGACTTCGTTTCATCCTGACGGGCCTACCAGCCCGTCGTGCCAGCAACCACCGCCTGCGATCTACCACTCGCGAGCGGTCCCTCGGACAGAGCGATGCTGCCGGATGACGTCAGATCTCTATCTCAGCGTCCTCGATCTCTTCATCCATGCGACGCTGCGGCTTGCGCGCGGCCGGTCGTGCTTCATCCTCCTCGCGGCGACGGCGGGGGCTGCTGCTCTCGCCGCCATCCTCCCCATTGAGCTTTCGCTCGATCTGCTCATCGCTGAGCACACGAAGGAAACGGTCCAACGAAGGCTGCTCCTCGATCCACGTAGCCATCTGCGTCGCGTCGTCGCTAAGCGGCTTCGGTCCGCCAGTCTTGACGACCTTGTACTTGGTGTCGTTTTCGGTCTCGCCACTACGGCTAATCTTCAGATCAAAGCCAGTGACAGGGTGCGCGAAGTTACCACCGTCATCTTCGTCTCGGCGAATCTCGATCAACTGATCTTCGATCATCTTGCCGAAGCGGATGACGCGCACACCGAGGTCTTCTTGGCCGCGAATGACTGCGCACATGAACAACTGCCGCTTAGCCTTGAGCTTGCGCGACTTCTTGAAGTCGATGTCCTCTCCTGTCGCGAGCAGCTCTGCTTCCTTCCGGCACACGGCGCAGCCCCGCTTCGCCATGAGGCGAGGACAGTTGAAGGATACCCGACCCACCCCTGGAACATCCAGGTAGTGGACGTAGGCCACTTTCATCAGCTTCTCGCCCTTCTTCGGTGGGACAACGCGGAGCACTGTGCGGCCTTGCGGAAACTTGTAGATCAGATTTCCGCCACTGTTCTCCTTTGCCTCACGCTCCAGCTCATTCGTGTCATCGAGCGTGAAATCGCCGTAGTTCACCAGCGCGTCGTCTTTCTTCTTCGTCATGCTGTCCTCTTTCTGCATAAGGCTATGATCGTTCGATCTCAGCCAGTGCTTCTCAACGCATGTCCTCGTACTCGATCGAGAACTCGTCATCTGTGCTGTGATTGGCTGCGACGTCGCGGACGGCACGTCTGTCGCCGCGGATGCTGGGTGCGC